CCCCTACCCCCCGTACCCTAGGAGGTGTGTAACAGTAGTGAGATTTGTGAATATATCAGTAGGTTCCCTGGAGGCTGACACCGCCCTTCCGCGCTTGGACCCTACCCCCTTAAGTATACCTTACTGCTACGGCCTAGTAAGTATACAATAGCGCGGGCACTGTAGGCCGATCACGCTATAGCTTACTAGGCACTACTTGATAGCTAATTCTTTCCTTACTTGATACCTAGTGATGCCTAGCGTTGCTGCAATCTGCCGTTGCGACATACCATCAGCTCGCAACAGTTGCACAGCGCTAAGCGTAAGGCAGCTCTCAACAATGGCGTTAGTTGTTATAACAACCTGAGTTATTGTCTCTAGCTTAGTGTTAGGTCTGGTGGGCCAGTGTTGACCCAGCCAGTTGCTCACACTGTAGATTGTGCGGCCAGTGAGTAGGCCAGCCTGGTAGGTTAGCAACACTGTAGCCAGCAATCCGTGGCCAACAGTAACGCCAACCTCTCGCCAGTTAATCACAGCGAGCACCGGCTTAATGAACCGATAATAGATGTAACCTACTGCGCGTCCGGCTTGGTATACCTTGCGGACTAGATTAGCCAGTAGATTCAATGCCCAAAGGATCGCAGTTGCTGTGAAAATCTCCCCGCCGATAGCATACAGTTTAGTTGCGGTGGAGATTAGATTTTCTAGAACATGTAGCGCATGGAGAGTAACCATTGGTTTCGATGCAATTTAATAGGTAAGGCTTTCGCTGCTGCCTTACTGTTACATCTTAGTCCCTAGGGCAGGCCGTGCCAGGCAGACTGCCCACTTCTTCACATACTGTAACAATCCCTAGCGCCCCAGTAGTCGCAGCTCACAAGCCGCAGGCTCTGGGCCCAGCTTGCAACGGGTCAAGTGGTCGCGGGTCTCAGCAGCCAGCATCCAGCCAGCCCATAGGCTAAGGGTAAGGGTGGCTCCAATGCTGAGCCAGGTTACGCGGGAGGAGGTCATAGCTTCGGATGGGATACGGTTTGGAAGGATTGACAGGATGGGAGAGGCCCGTTCTCAACAGTGCGGGCCTATTGCGAGAGGTCAAGTCGCCTGGTGAAGCGAAGGAGGGCGAAACTAGGTCAGATTCGCCCCATGGCTAGATCATCCATAAACTCCCCCAGCATGGAAGCTGAGAGGTAACCAGCCAGTTTATCTAGCAGCTCTTGGGGGTCTTGGTTGTGGGTAAAACAAAGGTCTGCGAAATCTTCCCTGATATCTGCAGAGGGAAGATCGGCGAATTCGTAGGGTTGGTCTGGAATGAAGGTCATTGGTTCCCTTGGTTTGGGTGAGCTTGCCAATGGTAGGCGCACCACCCTGCCCTACCCTCCCATCGTTGTGATACTTTACAAACCGGCTCGTTTGGTTGACCCTTGCCAGTGCTGTGATACGTTAGCCAGGCATTCTCGCCCTATCCGGCCATGCGACTAGGACACCATCAGCGGCAAATGCTGCGATTCTGCCAAGCCCATCCTGGGCGCCATACCATCTCGCCCGATTCTCAGACCGTCAAGGTTGCCCGCTCCCTGGAACGTAAGGGGTTGCTCCATGTCACCGATTGCGGCATGGCAACAGCAACAGGCCGCCCGGTTCTAATGGTCTCGCTAGCAGAGGTGACCCAATGAGTGGGGGAGAGTGGACTACGCAACGGGAGCGAAAGCAGCTGGCATCCGATGCCCGTGATCTGATCAGAGCACAGAAACGGCAGCTCCAGATCGCATGGGCCGATAGCTACTGGCTCGCCCAAAACCACATTTGCGGGGACTCGGTGCTGGCATGGCTTAGCGAGAATAGGCAGGAGGCTTCCAAAATCGGCGCTAATCGCTGGAATCTGGAAACACTGCCCGAGCTTGTGGCCAAACAATCCCAACTAAGGAAGGCGGAAGCGTTCCAGGCTGTTTTGGATCGGGCTAGCGTCTCGCATCAGACCCTGACGGCTGAAGCGGTTCTAAAGGCTGGTGGTTTTCCCCAGGCTGAAACTGTGGAAAACTCAAAAACGGCGCACCTCTCACCCAAGCCCCAGCGCAGGGATGCCGGAGTAGCTAGGAAGCGCTAGCCAGTCTGACTGCCCCACCCTATGGGTCCAGTGCTTCGGCATTGGGCCCCTTTTTGCTGCATTCTGGATCAGTGCTGCTCAATGCTGCATCTTGCATCCCCTTTGGCTCCTGCTGCACTCTGCTGCAGGCTGCTTTATAGCCTTGCCATTCCAGTTCACTAAACCCCAGAGCAAACTGGGCGGGCCTATGAATGGGTTTTAGCGGCATAAATGGCTTTTCGTGCGAAGACCTTTAGGTCTGAGCACTATGAATGGGTTTTGGCGCAATAGCTTCCGGTCGAGTACCAACCGACGGGGCATGAATCGTACTTTTGAATGGCCGGTTTGCTCTGCTGGCTAGTAGGCACGCAGTATCCACCCGAGCTGTACCACCCAAGCGGGCAAGTACCAACCCTTTGAATGGGATTCTGCGATGCCAGCAAGGTGGCAGTTAATAGTTCCAGCACGTTTGAATGGAATTTAGTCGACTTCTACTGTAGCACTTTGAATGGGTTCTAGGTCGGATGGCTCCAGCTCAGGCGTTTGAATGGCCTCTGACGGCTCCAGGGCTGCATCGTTGCGCTTGGAGTCAATCGTGATATTCAACGTTGGCGCTTGGGCTGCGTTGACCTCCACCGATCCTTCTCCAGCACCCTTGGCCAGGCTATCCAGCAGGTGTGCCACCACCTGAAAGTTACCCCGCTTCAGGGCTTTCTTTACAGTGTGCATCCGCATATTGTTAACTTGATTTAGTAGCTCCTCTTTCTGCCCCACGAAGTCGGTCTTCATGAGTTGATTGGCCTGTTGAATGTAATTCTCGCCTTGACGGTGAGATACTCCATACCGAGTAGCTAGTACCTGGGCATTCTCACGACGAGATCCACCCCCAAGCATCAACATATAGGCTGCATTAACGCGCTCATCCATTTGGGCCTGGTTGATTGGCCGCCCTTTGCAATAACGCTTTTCGGGGTCATTGGCTACCGTCGTTTTCTTGACGGACTGTTCTTCCGGGCTAGACGCAAACAAACTCATGGCACCAGTCACAAACTGTGGGTAAGCACACTATACGGGTTGATTGAGCTTCTCGTAGTAAAGCTTTGCACGTTCCAGGTAAGCATTCTCGGCATGAATGAGTTCATCGAGTCCGAGCTCATAAGTCTGGGGGGCTCCACACCGTCTGGCTAGGACGACGATGCCGCCCTGGGGTCTAAGTCCTGTGAGGTGCTGCAGACCGAGGCTATATGCACCAAGCTGATGCACGTATTGGTGGTTTTCGTCTAGGTGCTTGTCTCGGGCTGTTGTCTTCCAGTCCGCTACATACAGCTTGCCCTTGATGTCCACCAGGCCGTCGCAGGTCCCGGCGAATCCAGCCGGATGGTGAATGCTGAACTCGCTGGCATGTACCTGGGTGACGTTCTCAACGATCCACTGCGTTAGCCCTCTGGCGTAGCCTGCAGCGCTCCACCCTACGGGAGGTAAAGATTTGTGTACCTTTTCGAGGGCCCATTTGGTGATGGGGGGTGGGATACGCGCCAGCCCTCGGTCGTCAAACTTGATGGTGCGCTTGTTGACTGCCCGACGTGCCAGTGCAGAGGCGGTCTTAAGCAAGTATTCAGCATTGGAATGGGCCATGTTGCCTCGGGTTGCTGCAGTCTGCCGCTGATTGTTGGCCTCCTCTGGCCCCAGCCGCTTCTCCCATTGCACCAGCCCGGTTTGATCGCTTGTCTCTTTCAGGATGTGTGTAACACTAGCGAACTTTTTATCGGGTGCTCCAGCCAGATAGTACGTTCGGTGGGGGCCGCTGTTGTCCTGCACAAGGTTCCAGCGCCTTAAAGTTGCTAGGCTGTCTTGTGCTGAAGGCATTTTAATACTATTTCCCCATTAAAGAATACCACGAAAAAAGCCCCTTGCATAGTGCAGGGGGCTTTTAACGCTGGGCTTACCTATCGGGGACTAGAGCCAGGTAACTAGGCAGCCTTGAATGGGTTGCCGCCGGTAAGTAGGCGATCCAGTGCAAAGCCAGCCTCTTGAGCTTCGAGCCAGGCTGCGGTGATGTGCTCTTGACTGCCCTTTTTCTTGGGCACAGGGCGGACGGTGTACTGGGGGATCCCGTTGGCCTGAATGTTCTTGGAGATGATCAGGTCAATGCTGGTGAGATCCTTGTCGTAGTCCTCCATTTGGGAGATGTCGTCCAGCTCCTTCATGATCGTCTTTTGGGTGACGGGCCAGACCTGGACGTTGCCTGTCTCGTAGTTGAAGACGGGGCAGCTAATAGCAAACTTGATGTCCTGGGTGCCAGGGCCGCCACGGCCTTCGCGGGCTTCAAAGTCGCCCATCTCAGCCGTCACATCCTCGGGGGTGGGCTGGTAGTCAAAGCGGAAGGGCTTGGACTGGGTGCCGCTGGTGCCCCACACTTCGTAGTACTCCAGGGGTTGGTCGCTGAGGATGGTGACGCGGACGGATCCTTTGTCGGGCAGTTTGCTCAGGTTCAGGTAGCCGCCACCGCTTGACGAGGTGGTGATGGCAGCTGTTGCAGTCTTGGAAAGAAAGGCCATGATTGGGTGTTGTGGTTGCTCCAGCAGGTTTTGTCCTGCCGGTTGTGTCACACTAGCACGAGGTTGCCGCCTTGGCTACCATACAAAAACACCCCAGGACCATTGGTCTCTGGGGTGTTGTTCACCATGTTCTGTAGGAGTCTAACACTGTGTCTCAGAAGTCGCAAGAGTTGCTGGCGTTTGTTCGTCAGCTGCCTGAAGGGTTTGCGTATGCCCCCATTTACGCCAAGGACTGTGCGCTCCAGTCGGGAAAAATCTCTAAGGGCAAAACGCCATTGGAGAGAAGTCATCATGTTGTGATGACGCCAGGGGATGTGGCGCTTCAGATCGAGCGGAAGCCTTTTGTCTTTCAGGCTGTTGGGGTGTTTACCGGGCCTCGCAGTAAGGGACTTGTAATCCTTGATGTGGATAAAAACCTGGCCAAGCTGCTCAAAAAATGGGGCAACAGCTTGGACGGTGCTCCTGTTGTGAAGAGCACTAAGCCGAATGCCGCCAAGTACCTCTTTTTGGTACCGGATTACTGGTGGACCCATGTGAAGGGTTTTGGTCTGTCCGATACCGGAGCTGGCTATGAGGTGTTGTGGGGCCGCCAGGGGCTCCTGTACGGGGCCTATCCCGGTTCTACCGATGGGAAGGGCCTGGAAGGGGAATATGGCTTTCTAGGCGATCTGGACTCCATTCCAGAGGCTCCTGGTTGGTTGATTGCCGAGATGAAAGAGGCCGCTGGTAAGGAACTGGCTGATGCAGGCTTTATCAAAAACCGTAAGGCCCTTGATTTCTCGGATCGGGACCCTGGTGAAGTTGCTGAGATTATTCAGTCGGCCTTGAAGGTCATCCCAGGGCAGGGTGCTGGTAGCCGGGACCACTGGGTGAAGGTGGGCATGGCGATCCACAGCGAGCTGCCTACTGATCTTGGCCTCACGTTGTGGTCGGCTTGGTCTTCTGAGGATCCTGAGTTTGCTAACGAGTGGAAAGGTTCCAATCCTTGTGAAGAGGTTTGGAAATCGTTCAAGAAAGGACCTGTGACTTTGGGGTCAATGTTCTGGATGGCGGACCAACAGATGCCTGGTCGGTTGTGGCTTCCTGAAGATCTGCGAAAGGTTGTTATGCAACTTGAGGCAGATGCTGATCCAGATAGAATGCCTGGTTTTACCGATTTAATAGCGGCAACTAAAAAAGCTTTGGAGCTTGAAAATCCAGCTGAACAAAAGTATGAGCTGCACAAAATTGCCTACAAGGCAAAAATGCGCGATGCTTTTGAACTGGAGAAAATGTATGTCGATCAGATCCAGTACGAGTCACAGGCTGAGACCATGACCGTTGCTGAGCTGTTTGACAAAGACTTCAAGCGGACTTACTTGATTCCAGACCTACTTCCTAACCCATCTGTGGTGCTGATTTACGGCGCTGGTGGCGATGGTAAATCGATGGCTGCCTGGACCTTGGCCAAACATGTGGCTACAGGTAATCCCTTTGTGATTCGGGGACAGCACGTCCCAGTTGAACAGGGACCTGTGCTGTTGCTTAATGGCGATCAACCTCTTGGACAGATGCAGGAGCAGCTTCAGGAGGTTGAAATGCCTGCTGATGCCCCTGTGACACTGCGGACAGACTGGACGCTGCAGTCCTATGCACGATTCACAAAACTGATGCACCGGGTGCAGCCCAAGCTTGTGGTGATCGACTCGCTCATTGGTTGTTCTGGTGGTCGGGCCTTTGACGAAAACAAATCCGACTTTGCTACCCCCCTGTACTGGCTTACCCGTAACAACGGGGTGCTGTTCCCAGCGGCAACGATCCTGATCATTCACCACGCCAACAAGACTGGTGGGTTCAGAGGCACCAGTGCCATTCGGGATGCTGTGGACGAAACCTGGAGCCTCAGGCGGCCAACCGATAAGGAAATGGAGCTACCCAAAGTCGGTAACAACACTCGGATCATCACCGTTGAAAAATCGCGGTCTGGTCGTAGTGGTACCAGTCTCCTGATGCGCCAAGAAGCGGATCTGAACTTCACGCTGGAGGATTGGACCCCAGAGATCAATCCAACCGAAACAGCGCCTTCTGGGATCACAGACAGGGTGCTCCAGCGCCTTCGTGTCATGTACCCAGCTGGCAAAACCCGTGAAGAGCTGAACTCGGACGCTCTGTGTGGTGGCAGCGTGGCCGCAATCAGAAAATCGCTCCAACGCTTGGAAAAGCGGGGTTTGATTTGGGTGTCTGGTACGCGCAAAACCGAAAAGGGGGGTCGTGTTGTAAACGTGTACCAAGCGGTGGTGGCTAAAGATCTAGAACCTTCCTCGCGGGGAGAGGTAGTAGAGGAGTGTCCCGTTAGCCAAACTACCAGTGGTAGCAATGGTTCTGCAATGGGACACTCACCTACTTCTGAGCCTGGGTGTCCCACTTCTGGTTCGGTCGTTGATTCAACTGGGACACTTCCCACAAAATCTGAGCCCTGTCCCATTGCAGATCCGCTGCCCTGCAATCAATATGGTCAAGTGGACACCTGTGAGACATATCCCCACGCGCGCGAGAAGCGTTCTGCAGACGAGATTGCCGCTCTTGTCGAAGATGCTCGGAGCTTCTGGTCATGACACCCGAGGACAAAAAGCGGTTTGCCGCTTGGGTTGCTTACATAAGCAATCCCAAAACCGGCATTCCAGACCCCACTGAAGAGGAAGTGGACGCAGTGCTTGCAATACCCTGTAGATATCGGAGGGCAGCTCGTGCTTCGCGTGCCTAACTTCTACCTCGGATTGTTGCGTGTAGCCGCTTGGCTGCTTTGGAGAAACCCCGTGGCCAGTAAGCCCCAGCCAAAACCGCCCCGGCGTCCCACGCTGGGCTTTACCACAGGTCCGCTGCCCGATGAGATCCACTCCATCGTGCGGCTGACTTGGTACCGGGCTGGTCGCCCCGTCGAGGTGGATCAGTTCCAGATCGACGAGTGTGAGGACGTGGAGCACATCTTTCACTACACCGTGGGGCAAGCTCTACGGATGGGTGCCGATGTCTGCGTTCTGACCGCCTACACCGCTGAGCAGCTTGGGGTGCCCACAACTTAAAACTTCTTAAGTTGCTCATCAAATCGCTGAGAATGCCTGCGCTGCAAGCCTTTTCAGCGATCATGCTTGGGATTGTGTACTTTTGCAACTGGCACACTTGCCAGCTTGCTGGTGCTGTGTAACACTACTGTGCAGGAGGCGGGAGCTTCCTGCCTCAATCCTCTACTACATAACATGATTACCCACACTGAACTTGCCAACGAAAATCTCAGCCCCTGGTACTTTGCTGTTCGTTACTCCTGCCTTGCACTCCAGCAGCGGATTAACGAGTTTGAGAAAATCGGCCTGACTTGCACCTACGACAGCCACAGCCTCAAGAATCTTCAGGAGCTTGAGCAGTTCCTGAAAATGTCTTGGGACATCTACATGGATAGTTTGGAACTTGCCACTAGCAAGGAGGCAGTGAAGTGAATCCCGAAATCTTGGAGATCTATGATGTTACGTTTACTGATGACGACCTTTGCGTCGTTCAAGCTATTGTCGAAGACGCGGCCATTGCTAACCCTCAGAGCCACGATGATCCAGAAGAGTACTGCCCTGCCTTGTGCCGAGGCTCCTTCCACTTTTCTGAGGAGGAGTTAATTCCAGCTACTGATGAAGGACTCCGACGCTTGTTCGCAGAACGCATCGACAACTGGGAGCTGGTGGACACGTCGGATTGGGACGTGTAACGCCAGAGACCTTCGGAACTCTGACGACTACGACGACTGGGGATACGGCACCGAGCCAATTCCATCCGATACAAGCTGGGTCAGACCTACAACCCTTACCCAGCTTTTCCACAAGATTATTGCCAAGCTCGAACTTGCTGATACTGTGGACAGTCAGAAGCTGGCCAGGCTGGTGATCCAAGAAATCCTCAGCCTTCCCAGTTCAACTTTGTTAGACCTCAAAGCCCAGGATCCAAGTTTCAATGACCCAAACGCCAACTAACGCTCCATTCTTCAGATCGTTCTTGCTTGGCAAGACCTTCTCACTGGATGACATCAAAGACATCTCTGATGTGGATCTGGAAACGTTAAACATCGAAACACTTACTGCTCTAAATGATGCCCGCCATGAGTATTCCAATCTTGATGATCGTCAATCAAAAGAGGGAGGGCAAATTTTCTACCGTATGAAAGTGGCAAGCTACTTCCAGTCTGCAATCCAGATCGAGAAGAACAGCGCATAGCTACTTCTCGTTAACGTACCAACCAACTTTTTTGACATGATCACTCTTCTTTCTGACCGTGAAGTGCATCAGCTCACGTGTTACGTGACTGAAATTGCAACTGCCATGGACAACATCACTTTTATTATTGGTGGTGCCCAAACTGCTACATGGGAGGAGCCCACAATCACTAAATCGGTGCTGGCTCCAGCAGCTACTACTCCAGTTAAGTCTCAACCTAAGACTCGTAAGTCCAAGCGCCATGCGAGGGCTTTGCTGACCGAGGGCAAGGTGCTTGACATCAAGCGCCGTTTGGCTGCTGGTGAACGGGCTGCCCTGATTTGCCGGGATTACAAGGTGCATGTGACCACTATCAATGCCATCAAGTACGGCAAGACCTGGAACCATGTTCAACTCCAGCAAGCTGGCGCATGATTCTCTGTGATACAGAGATCCGGGCCCTGTGCGAACAGGGCCTTGTGACTCCCTATGATCCAGCCCTTGTGAATCCGGCCAGTCTCGATGTGAGACTCGGTTGCGACTTACTGGTCGAGGTGGCCGAATGGTCCACCATGATTCCTGTTGACATCACTGGTCATACAGAATCCGTTCCTTTCTACTTACAGCCTCACGAATTTGTGTTGGCTTGTACGGAGGAAACGTTCTACCTGCCTACTAATATCGCAGGGCAATTCGCACTTAAGAGTTCCAGGGCAAGATCAGGCATTGAGCACCTCATGGCTGGTTATTGTGATCCGGGCTGGAGTGGATCCAAGCTTACGCTGGAGTTACAGAATGCACGTTTTATGCACCCTGTTGCTATTTGGCCTGGGATGCGTATTGGGCAGATTGTATTCCATCGCATGTCACAAACTCCAGCTAAAGATTATTCAGTTACTGGCCACTACAACAACGATCCAACCGTTACCGCCTCCAAAACATGAACGACATTCAGGCAACACTTGATGAGCGTGGAACACGCTACGGTGACTTTATGGGCCATGCTGAGATCACGATGGAGCTTAAAGATACCATCTCGCTGTATGTAATTGCGCGGGGTAAAAAGCTGGAATGTGATCAGCAGGAAGCCCTCGACATGATCTGCCACAAGATTGGCCGCATCATCAATGGCGATCCTGATTATGCAGATTCCTGGCATGACATTGCCGGTTACGCCCAACTCGTTGCTAATCGATTGAACAATGACTAATCCACACCCGATTACCCCACCGACTGAGTTGGTGCAGCAGTGGGCAGACATGCTGAGTCATCGCTCAGACCATGATGTATTTAGCTTTGCTGCCCAATGGGGCGCCGACCAGGAGCTGGAGGCGTGTTGTGAGTGGCTTAAACAAGAGCGTGAAGAACCGGGATGGGCAAACCGTATAAACTTGCATTTTCTCCGCGCCGCCCGCCGCCCCAAGCCGCCGAGCTTGAAGGAGCAGGCGCTACTGCAACTGGACACACTCAACGCAGACCTGGCTATGCACGGCATGGGATGCGACCTGTCTCAAATCCGCCGCGCACTGGAGGCATTGCCCAATGACTAACCTCTCCCCCGCCGCGCAGGCAGTGCTGGATGCTTACAGCAAATATGTATCGGAATGGTTTAAGTCAATCAAGACTGATAAGCCAAGCTCGCATT